CGCGAATGCGCGGACCTTGGGCCCGCCGAGAACGTCGGCCCAGTGCTCGCCGGCGTCGCAACGCCGCGCCTTGACGACGTTGCTACCCGTCGCGTAGCGGGGTGTCCGGCCGGCGCGAATGTCGCGAGCCATCAGGACGTTGGTGTCCCAGTCGCACTGTGGCGAGAGCGCTGCGAGGATACCGGCTCCGCGCACCGGGCCGCCTAGGGTCCGGGCGACGTCGTGGGCTTCCGAGTACCAAAGCTTGCCCGCGAGCTTGTCATCCTCCGATGCCGCGTCGTATGCGGTCAGGACGTTGCGGACGCTGGGCCGGTACCCGGCCGGTAATCCCTTGCGTGCTGCCATGGTGGCCTCCTCTCGGGGTCTAGGGTTGCGTGCCAGGCTAGGCGCACAATGCCGCCCACGGGCCGGGTGGTGCGGCAAGCATGCTGTTTACGGTCTCGACGAGTGTCGAGATCCTGACTGTCTGGCGTGCCATGGTGTCCCCTTCCTAGGGACGATGCGTCCCCGGTGCGGGGACGCGTAGCGGGTGAGTAGGGTTGCGAGCCCCTAACGCGTCGCGGCGCCGCATGGCGGCGCCATAGTGGACCGTTGTCACCCGTCCGGCCCATCCGCCCACGCTCCCCATGTCGGCCCGCGCACGCTAGAGCGTCATCGCGGACGGCCGGTGTCCAGGCCCAGCTAGGCACGTGGACGGGGTACGGCGTCACTCACCGGTCGCTGTGGGGTTCTAGGGGCAACCCTCGCATGCCAGGGTCTGGGGTTGCAAGTCAACATCCTGCCAACGTTCGTGGAGATCCTGCCACGCTGTTGCCCCGTGCGGCCGGACGGGCCGCCGGGGCAGCGGAGCCTAGCTGGCACGGGTGCGGCGGCACCGTGCGCCTGGCGTACGTGTGTGCGCCTAGCGCACAGCGTGAGGGTGGGGGCACGCTGCGCCTTGCCACTGCGTACACCGTATACAGTGGCCCATTGTGCGCCATTGTCCACGCATTAGCGCGCATTAGCGAGAATGCACACAATGCCCATTAGTGTGCATTAGTATAAGACCATGATGGCATAGTCCATGTGGACTATGGCTCCCGCTCCGCGCCTCCCATGGCCCACGAGCCACGCATGGCACCGTGCAATGCAGGGGGAATGCGCGAGGGAATGCACGAGCCCACTCATCTTGACCCCCGGATGCTTAACCGGGCGCCGGGGGCTATATACTCCCCCATTTACGAGTGCGAAACAAACTCGCAGGCGGCCCCTCCGGGGCCGCACTGCTCCTGGCCCGCCTTGTCCCACTGTGTCCCGGTCTGCGCCGTGACTTTGGTAACAATGTGATAACGGCGCGTGCCAAAAGGTTCATTGCACGGTGTAAGTGCAGGGGAGGGCGGAGCCGCAGGCGGAGCCCGACCCCACAAGGAGCCGCGGAGCGGGGCCCAGCAGCCGAGGGAAATGGGCCACCGAGGGGACGCCGGCCTGGGCCGGCGTCCCTCCTTTGTACAAAGAACCTAGTGCACTAGTGCACTAGTGCCCGCGCTCGGGCGTGTCGAAATCTTTTTCGTCGCCCCTTTCTATTCCCATTCATTGGCCCCCCTTTTCTCGGGCCCCGGCATTTCCCTTCAACTCGCCGGCCAGACCCGGGGGAGGGTGCTCGTGGCACGAATCGTCGTACCCGTGAAGGCGCCCACAAAGGTACCCGAGACCCTACCCGGGGCAGATAGTGCCCTGAAGGATCTCAACTCCCGCTCCATCGCCGCCCGGCCCCGCGGCGGCCGCGGCACCTCGCGCCGCGCCAAGGAGCAGTTCCTCCGGATCCTCCAGGAGGGGCTCACGGTCGAGGAGGCGATGCGGCACGTCGGCCGCGTCAGGACGACCTACGAGTACTGGCGCAAGACGGACCCGAAGCTGCGGGAGCAGGCGGACCACATCATCGGCCTCCGCCGCCGGAGCAAGGAAGACGGTGGAAGGAAGCCGGTCCCCGACTTCCCCGAGTTCTGCGAGACCTACCTCGGCTTCCGCCTCTTCTGGCACCAGCTCCAGTGGGTGGACCTCATCGAGGGCCGGGAGCCTCGGGACCTGCACCCGGCGCAGAAGTACCTCGAGGGCCCGGACGGGCACCTGCTCCTGGTCAACGTCCCACCCAACTTCGCCAAGTCCACCACCATCACCGCCGGCTACACACTCTGGCGGCTGATGAAGGACCCGAACACCCAGATCGTCATCGTCTCCAAGAACCTGGACATGGCGAAGAAGTGGATGTTCCAGATCCAGGACTGGCTCACCAACCCCACCTACAAGGACCTCCACTTCGACTTCGGCCCCGAGGGCGGGTTCGAGAAGTCGTCCCCGATCTGGAACAAGACCCAGATCTACTTCGGGAACGAGCTGCGGGTCAACGCGGAGAAGGACCCGACCCTCGAGGTCCTCGGCATGGGCGGCACCATCTACGGCGCCCGCGCGGACCTGATCATCCTCGACGACATCGTCGACACCAGCAACGCCCACGAGTTCGACAAGCAGATCGAGTGGATCACGGGCATGGTCCTGACCCGGCCCGCCGACGAGGACAAGGTCCTCGTCATCGGGACCCGCGTCTCCCCCGTCGACCTCTACAAGGAGCTGCTGAACCCGCAGCGGTACGAGGACGAAGAGCCGCCCTGGACCTACTTCTCCTCCCCCGCCGTCCTCGAGTTCGCCGACGAGCCGAGGGACTGGGTCACCCTCTGGCCGAAGTCCAACGTCCCGAAGCGTAACCAGATCGCGCGCCCGGACGCCGAGGGCCTGTTCACGAAGTGGGACGGCCCCTCCCTGGCAAGGATGCGGAAGCGGGTCTCCACCGACCCCTACACCTGGTCCCTGAAGTACCAGCAGGAAGACGTGTCGCTAGACACGGTCTTCCGCCGCGAAGACGTCTACGGCTGCGTGGACCCGATGCGTCACGCCGGGCCCCTCATCGCCGGCGCCCCCGGGCACCCCGCCTCCGGGATGCAGGGGCTGTACGTCATCGGCGGCTTCGACCCCGCCTCCGAAGGCTTCACGGCCGCCACCGTCGTCGCCCTCGACCGGGGCACGAAGAGGCGCTACGTCCTCGGCGTCAACAACCAGGCCAACATGCAGCCGCACCAGGTCCGGGACCTGATCATCAGTTGGACGAAGCAGTACGGGATCCGGGAGTGGCGGGTGGAGAAGGTCCTCCTCTCCTCCTGGATCACGCAGGACAAGAAGATCACACAGGACCTGGCCAACCTCGGCTGCTCCATCCTCCCCCACCAGACCACCGGCGGCACGAAGTGGGACGCAGACGCCGGCGTGATGGCCATGTCAGGCCTCTTCAGGGGCTGGGCGCAGGGCGAGAACCTGATCTTCCTCCCCTCCCCCCGCGGCAACGAGCATGTTCGTGCCCTCTGCGAGCAGCTCACGAACTACTTCCCGAAGACGAAGGGGAAGACCGACACCCTGATGGCGCTCTGGTTCGCCGACGTCCGGTGCCGGGAACTTGTACTGGACGCCGACGAGGACTACTTCCTCGACAGCGAATACACCTCGGAGCGTGGCCTCGGGTCGCGGTCCGTCATCGACTTCGCCGCAGCGGACATCGACGGCGACGACTTCGAGCTATCAAGATGGTGGAGCTAACCCGTGCAGCAGCCTGACTTCGGTAACGAGCGCAAGCGGGCGATCCTGCACAAGTTTGACGCGCTCAAGGCCTCCAACGGGGGCCGGGACCAGCGGCACCACGACGTCTCCGCGATCCGCCGCGGCGACGTCGAGCAGATCATGCCCGGCTTCTTCCCCCGCTCCTGGCCGAGGTCGGTCATCGCCAACACCATCGACATCGCATCCACCGACCTCGGTGAGATGGTCGGCACCCTGCCGACCATCTCCTGCCCCGCGACCAGGACCTCGGTCCACACCGCCATCGCCGCCGCCGAGAAGCGGACCCGGATCGTCAACGGCTACGTCGCCAAGTCCCGGCTCCAGAAGTACATGTACTCCGGCGCGGACCGCATGTTCTCCTTCGGCTTCATGCCCCTCGTCGTCGAGCCGGACTTCGACCAGGGCTGCCCCGTCATCCGCGTCGATGACCCGGTCGGGGCCTACTACGAACTGGACCTCTTCGGCAACACCAGGTGCTACTTCAAGCGGTGGTACGAGTCCGTCGAGTCCCTCAAGGCCAAGTTCCCGGAGCTGACGCCGCTACTGAAGGACCGCTTCCACGGCGGCGAGATGGGCGGCGCAACGGACCTCGAGGTCGTCAAGTACTACGGCCCCGACTACACCTGCCTCTTCATGCCCACCCTCGGCGATGGGCACATGCTGCGGTCGGCGCCGAACCCGATGAAGCAGGTCCAGGTCTTCATCGCCGAGCGCCCGAAGTGGGACGGCGAGGTCCGGGGCCAGTTCGACCAGGCCCTGTTCGTGCAGCTCGCCCGGGCCAAGATGTCGGGCCACATGCTCGACGTCGCGGACCAGGCCGTGAACGCACCCACCATCGTCCCGAGGGACCTCCTGAAGCTCCCGATGGGGCCGAAGGCGCTGTGGCACACCGACAACCCCGCCGGCGCCGGGAAGCTGAAGATCGAGGTCCCGCCTCAGGTGTTCGCGGAGGGGCAGAACCTGCTCTCCGAGGAGCGGATCGCGACCCGGTACCCCGAGGGCCGCACCGGCAACATCGACGCCTCCGTCATCACCGGCCAGGGCGTCGATGCACTCCTGGGCACCATGTCGACCCAGATCAAGGTCGCCCAGGACCAGATCAGGGACGCCGTCGCCGACGCACTCTCCTTCGGGCTCCGCATGGACCGCGAGTACTGGCCCGACGCGGAGAAGGACACCAGGGGCGTCTACGAGAACATCCGCTTCTCCGACCGGTACACCCCCGGCAAGGACATCGACTCCTACGAGGTCGAGGCCACCTACGGGATGCTGTCCGGGATGGACTTCAACCGTGCCCTGGTTGCGATGCTTCAGCTCCAGGGCGGCGGCATCATCTCCAAGGGCGCCATCCGCCGCAGCCTCCCGGAGGGTATGGGCGGCCATGAGGTCGTCGCCGAGCGCGACATCGAGGACCTCGGGGATGCGATGAAGCAGTCCGTGTTCGGGATGGCCGGCGCCGTCCCGGCGCTGGCCGCCAACGGGCAGGACCCGGCAAGGACCCTCGGCCAGATCGCTCGGATGATGAAGCTCCGCGAAGACGGGAAGCCGCTGCAGGACGCGGTACTCAAGGCCCTCGAGCCGACGCCCGAGGAGAAGGCTGCCGCCGAACAGGCCGCCTCACAGCAGGCCGCCGCCAACCCGGTAGGCAGCGCCCTCGGCGCCGCCGGGGCCGTCACCCCCGGCACCGCCCCCGGCGGCAACGAGGGCATGGGCTCCATTCAGCAGATGCTTGCGGGGCTGACGTCGGCCGGCGAGCCACAGCTCTCGGCTCGAGTCTCGCGGGCACTGCCCGCATAGGAGGCCCCGTGCCCTTCAAGTCCGAGAAGCAGCGGAAGTGGATGCACGCCAACAGGCCCGCGATGGCGAAGCGGTGGGAAGCCGAGTCCAAGCCGAAGCGGAAGCCGGCCACCAAGCGGAAGAAGAAGTCATGAAGTTCGAAGAGCCCAGCGGCGGATGGGAGGGTGTCGTGCTCTGGATTCTCGCCGTCATCGGCGTGGTGCTGGTCGTGCTACTGCTGACGGGGAACCTGTAACGCTCCGCTTCAACGCGGAGACTGTGGGCTCAGACCTCAGGCCCATAGTGCCGGTGGAGTTGAGGCACCTCCTCGCGACCGGCATCTACGTCCGAAACAACCAAGGAAGGCAACACAATGGGAGTTAACACCACCACCACCGCGGCCCGGTTCGCTCAGGAAGAGCAGGCATTCCGCGAGAAGACTGTCGCGGAGGAGGCCGCCGAGCGTCAGGCCGCTGCGGACCTCATCGAGGCCCAGAACCTCTCCGAGGAGCGGCGTCAGCGCGACGAGCGGATCAAGGTGACCGCCGACCGCCTCGCCGAGGAGGAGAAGTACGCAGCCGAGATGAAGAAGGAGGCTGCGGCGCTGAAGAAGGAGCGCGAGGAGACCGCCTCCAGGCAGGCTGCGGGAGCCGAGAAGGCCGCCGGGTCCGACAAGTAACGTCCGCCAGTCCCTCCGAGCAAGGGGGCCGCCCCGGGGCGGCCCCCTTGCATGGAGTACGCAAGGGGAGATTTCATGGCTTTCCGTAAGACTATTGTTGGTGGAGCGCTGGCGGGTATCCTGCTTGCGGGCGGCCTGTCCGCGGCGGTATGGCCAGCGGCGAGCATCACACCTGCATCGGTGGATGTCGGAGTGGCGTCGTGCACGACGAACTCAAACGGCCTCTGCACGGTGTCGCATGGTTTGAAGTCGGTCCCGGTGGCTGTGGTGGCGACGGGAAGGTCTCCGATCGGGGGGACGAATATCGCCTCTCAGATCATGGTCGACTCGTTCACGGCCACCACGTTCCGGGTGCGGGTGTTCAGAAACTCCGGCGGGCTGTTGGCTGGGACCGCGGTGACGTTCTCCTATGCCGCATACGCGGGCGCTGCACCTACCCCGAGCCCAACCGTGACGCCGAGCCCGACACCCACCCCGAGCCCGACGCCCACTCCGAGCCCAACCGTGACGCCGTCCCCTGGGCCGTCTCCCGTCGATACCTGCACGACTCCGGTGTTCACGACCACGTCGTCGAACAACATCGGCGACGGCCGGACCTTCAACGGTCCCGGCGGGCCGTACTTCGTCCACAACAACATGTGGAACAACCACTCCGGCTCTGGGCCGCCCGGCACCTACACGATGGCCGTCTGCAACTACGACAACTGGTACGAGGTCGCCAGCCAGCAGCCGTCCACGGTCAGCCCCGGCGCTGTCCGCGCCTACCCGAACGTGCACAAGGACTACGACGATGAGCCACTGGCAAACGTCGTCGCGGCGCGGTTCGCGC